AAAGGTCAAGGAACTTCTGAAGGAGGTATTTATACTTTAGTAAACCCAACAGACCCTCGATTTAAAGATTATGCCTTCGGCAAACCCAGTAGAGGAGGTCCAGGATCTGGATATGTTTTACAACCTAACTTTGAAAAAACATTAGACATAAATAATATGCCTGACAGTGTATTAAATAAATTACAAAATTTAGAAATGTATCGAGGACGTCCGAGCAGATTAGGGTCAGAAAAACTAGACTTTGATTTAAACACGATATTACGTGGCGACAAGTATTTGGGTAATTACCCGACAAATATTAATACAGAACTCTCTGATATATTTACTAAAGAAGGATATGATGCATTACGTTTTCCTAAGAGAAATATGACAGGAGAAGCAGAAACAGTAATATCTTTAGACCCAAGCAAGTTAGATATAGTAGACGAAATACCTTACGAAGATTTAGATGATTTTATAAGAACTTTTTTGAATGACTAGTACCGCTGATAAGCTAAAAGCTTTAAAAAACATAGACCTTTCACATTTAGATAAAGCTGAAGCTAAAGAGTTTACAGTTTTATTAGAAGAATTAGAAAAACGTGAATTCCAAGAAAAGTCAACTAGCACTTTTATGAATTTTGTTCAATCTATATGGAAAGAATTTATTAACGGCGATCATCATGTAAAAATGGCGAAAGCTTTTGATGATATAGCTACAGGTAAATTAAAACGTCTGATTATTAATATGCCGCCTAGACATACAAAGTCTGAGTTTGCTTCACATTTATTCCCTGCTTATCTATTAGGTAAAAATCCTAAACTAAAAATTATAGAAGCAACCCACACCGCTGACCTTGCAATTAATTTTGGTAGAAAAGTTAGGGATTTAATTGATGGTGAAGAATATAAAGAATTATTTCCTGAAACAGAACTAAAAGCAGATAGCCGTTCTGCAGGTAAATGGTTAACTAATAAAGGTGGTGAATATTACGCAGCAGGTATCGGTGGTGCGTTAGCGGGTAGAGGTGCTGATTTGTTTATTATTGATGACCCACACTCTGAACAAGACGCTATGTCTGATAAAGCGATGGATGAGGCTTACGAATGGTTTATGGCAGGTCCTCGACAAAGGTTACAACCTGGAGGTGCAATCGTTATAGTTATGACCCGTTGGAACAAAAAAGACTTAACAGGTCGATTAACTAGAAAAATGGCACAAGATGAAGGTTCTGATCAGTGGGAAATTATAGAATTTCCTGCAATTTTACCTAGCGGCAACCCTCTTTGGAAAGAATTTTGGAAACTAGAAGAACTTGAAAGCATAAAAGCATCGGTTAGTCCGTCTAAGTGGGCGGCACAATACATGCAAAGACCAACAGGTGAAGGTATTTCGATTATACCTAAAGAATGGTTTAAAATTTGGGATGAAAATAAACCACCTACTTGCGATTATTTAATACAAAGTTACGATACAGCGTTTTTAAAATCAGAAAGAGCTGACTTTACTGCGATAACAACGTGGGGAGTTTTTTATCCTGAAGGGAAAATCGGTGAAGAAATATATCACGGTAACGAAGCACATTTAATTTTAATAGATTGTATCAAAGAACGTTTTGATTTTCCTGAATTAAAAGCAGAAGCATTACGTTTGTATGAATATTGGACACCAGACACCGTAATTATTGAGGCTAAAGCTAGTGGTATTCCATTAGTACAAGAATTACGTAGAGTAGGTATTCCCGTAAATACTTTTAGTCCAGGAAAAGGTCAAGATAAAATCGCAAGGTTAAATTCTGTGTCACCTATTTTTCAAGATGGACGCGTTTGGGTGCCTGATAACAGATTCGGAGAAGAACTCATGGAAGAAGTTTCTGATTTTCCAGGAGGCGAAAACGATGACCTAGTTGATGCTACAACATTAGCGTTAGCAAGGTTTAGAGAAGGTGGTTTTTTACAATTAACCAGTGACTATTTAGAGGAAGAGGAGTATTATGATGGCGAAAGGGTTTATTATTAATCAAAATCATACTATGATTTATCAACATGGCTATTGAAAAACAAGCAATTTCTGCAGTACCTAATAATCAAGAAGCGATAGAGCTTGAGATTATGGAACAACCCGAAGAAGAAACTGAGCTTTTTGTGCAACCTGACGGTTCTATTATTCGAGGCAGCGATATGCCAGAAGAAACAGTTTCTAAGTTTGGAGAAAACTTAGCAGAAACTTTAGATGACAACGAATTAAACACAATTGCAGCAGAATTAGTTGGTTCTTTTGAAGACGATTTAGATTCTAGAAGTGATTGGTTTCAAACATACACCGAAGGGTTAGATTTATTAGGAATAAATTCTGATTCGAGGTCACAACCTTTTGTTGGTGCTTCAGGAGTTCATCATCCGATACTCGCAGAAGCCGTAACACAATTTCAAGCACAAGCATACAAAGAAATGTTGCCAGCAGGTGGACCTGTTGACACAGAAGTTTTAGGAATGACCGATAACGCTAAAATGGAAAAAGCAAATCGTGTTAAAAACTTCATGAATTATCAAATAACTTATAAAATGGAAGAATATGACCCAGAAATGGATCAACTTTTATTTTATTTACCGTTATCTGGTTCTGCATTTAAAAAAGTTTACTATGATCCTGCAGTTGGACGTGCCGTAGCACGGTTTGTTAAGTCAGAAGATTTAGTTGTTCCGTATTACGCGGTAGATTTGTTAACTTCTCCTAGAATTACTCATGTAATTCACATGAATGAAAACGAATTACGTAAATTACAACTATCAGGTTTTTATGTAGACACTGATATGGCGTCTCCAGGAAGCGGAATACAAGAAACAGACGTTGATGAAAAGCTAGATGAGTTACAAGGACTAACTAGAACTATAAATGATGAAGAATTTACGCTTTTAGAGATGCATGTTGACTTAGATTTAGAAGGATATCAAGATAAAGACGAAAACGGTGAAGAAACAGGCTTAGCGTTGCCTTATATTGTAACTATTTGCAAAGATAACAACAAAGTTCTTGCAATTAGACCAAATTATGACGAAAAAGACCCAATGCGTAAGAAAATTGAACATTTTACGCATTATAAGTTCCTTCCAGGACTAGGTTTTTACGGTTTTGGGTTAATTCACATGATGGGCGGCTTAACTAAGTCGGTTACAGCGATTTTACGTCAATTAATTGACGCAGGAACGCTTTCTAACCTTCCAGCAGGCTTTAAATCACGTGGATTAAACATTCAAAAGCATGATGATCCGTTACAGCCAGGAGAATGGCGTGATGTTGACGCTCCAGGCGGAAGATTGCAAGATGCTTTCCTTCCTTTGCCATATAAAGAACCAAGCGGCACTTTAACTACGTTATTAGGAGCTTTAGTTGACTCTGGTAAAAGATTTGCGGCTACAGTAGAAAATCCAACAGGCGATGGCAACTCTGAAGCTCCTGTAGGAACAACCGTAGCACTTATGGAAAAAGGACAAAGAGTTATGTCCGCAATTCATAAAAGATTACATTATGCACAAAGAGGTGAGTTTAAAATATTAAAAAGAGTGTTTGGTGAGTTTTTACCTGCTGAATATCCTTATCAAGTACAAGGGGCTTCAGAAAACGTATTTAAACAAGATTTTGATAATTCAGTAGATGTTATTCCTGTAAGTGATCCTAATATTTTTAGTATGACTCAAAGAATAACTTTAGCCCAAGCCCAACTACAAATGGCACAAGCGGCACCTGAATTACATGATTTGAGAGAATCTTATAGAAAAATGTATATAGCGTTAAACATAAAAGACATTGACGCGTTATTACCTCCTGAACAAGAAGTACCTCCACGTGACCCTATTAGTGATCAACAATCAGCTATGACTGGTAATCCTATAAAAGCTTATCCGTTTCAAAATCACGAAGCTTATATACAAGCACATAGTGCTTTTATGCAAAACCCGATGATACAACAAAACCCTGTAGCTATGCAAGCGATAGGTGCAAATATACAAGAACATCAGGCAATGTTATATAGACAACAAGTAGAACAAGCAAT